TTAAAATCTGCACCAGATATTACTTTTCCTGCATCGGAATCTGCTAGTGCATCTTTGCCAGACCATCCGACAGCTATAGTATAGTTTGCCATTATCTTATCTTTCCTTGTTTATGTAATAAAGTTAAATCTTGTAAAGAAGCATCAAATCCGTTTGATTCAATATCTATCTCTAGTTTAAGGTTTTTTGCCGAACCAGTTAACGGTGTTTTGTATTCATGTAATCCATATATAGGTTTGTAAGTTACACCAGATTTACCATACAAAGATGTACTCGCACCCCACAAAGCTGTACTACCTGTAGTTGTAGGATTTAAAGTTATAGAAGTAGTTTCAGATGGACTTGGACTATAATCTTTATACCATTTTAATCCTAATGTTGCTCCAGAACCACCTTCTAAAACTAAAAACAATCTTTTTAAAAATGAAGCTGCTATAGACTCACCTAAATTAATCCATGTTGTTGCTATACTACTTGTATAAGAACTATAACTATAAGTTGATGCTCCTGCTAGATCAGTATCATAATATCCCTCATAACCTGCTAAACCACCATCTTTCTGACCGACAAGCAAACCATATGTTTCTGTATAAGATAAACTTGTTGGCTCTCTGTTATTATCAAAAGTCCAAGTTGTTATTCTTGGTGCATTATTAGGTGTGAAATGTTTAAAATCAAACACATAAGTAATGTTTTTATCAACAAATGACATTATGTAAATACCTTCGTTTTCAACATAAACACTTTTAACATTTGAACTTTGTCCAATATTTCTAATTAAAGTATCTTTAATGTTTACACTTAGATCAGTTAAAGGCAGTTTATCTTTTTCAGTTGTTCTTCCTAGCGACCTAAGACCTGTATTAGATAAAAATACAAGATCATCACCAATGGCTTGAACTGTATCTCTTGATACAAGACCAACACCTCTAATAACTTCATTAAGTGCAAGTGATCCTACTGTTTCTGGCCTGTCATATATAACAATGTTGTTTTTACCAAATATAACTAACTTGCCATAAAAAGGTGCAATAGCAATAACATCATCAATACCCCAAACTTTAGACAAATCTATTAAACCTGCATCTCCACCTGTCCAGTCATCACCATCTAACAAGTTTGAATAATAAACAACATCTGGTGATTCTGCTACACCACCTGCCCATATTCTTCCGTAATAACCCATTCCACAAGTAGGTTTAAATTGATTAGAAGAAACGGTTGATGGTTTAGTTGCATGTGCTGTCCACCTAGACCCAGAACTTAAACTACCATCGTATCTTTGTGGTTCTATACCAGCATGAAAACAATGTAATCTGTCGTTAAAATTTACAAACTGCCAGTTACCAGAACTACCTGATACAGTATGTTTAACATCAGCACCACTACTAGGAAACGCTGATGCTGGTGAAGTAAAATCAACAACATAAATACTTGTGCCATAACTAACAACAATTTTATTTGTACCTTGATCGTCATGCTCATGTATAGATGCTATAGATGTGCCTGATGGTGCTACTTTTTGTTTTAAACCTTTTCTAAAAGCAATACGACCAGACTCTCTAATTACTACATTTTCAGCTTTAACTAAATAAGATAAATCTAAAGAAGCAGGGTTACTTTGTGTATTTAACCCATTTAACCCAATATCAGTTAAAGATTGATATGATATTTGTTTTGCCATTATCTAAAATTTAATCCTGTTGCGTATTGACTACTATGGTTTTCATTTACAAACCAATCTGATTCGTATTTTGTATTACCACTATCTAATATGATTGCCTGTTTAAGTGCTTCATTAGCTTCTTGAGCCATTAAACTAGATTGCGTTCCACCATCTTCACCTCTTTCTGATATTGCCCTAGCCCATGCTCCAAGAATAACTGGTTGAGCAGGAACTTTAAGCACAGTTGTTGCATCTGTTAATTTATCTTGATATTTAACTATATCAAATGAAATAGTATGTGCCTCAGTAGGAACTGGTGAAAAATCTATTTTTAAATTATTAGAACTATCACTACCATTAAAAGCATAATATAAAGGCTCACCAGTATCGTCTGTAGGGTATTTTACGGTGTTAATATACTGTTTGCTTACCTGATGTAAATGAAGTCCTGTATCGTTGTTTATGGCATCCAATATTTTTATTTCTTGACCAGATGATAAATTGTAGTTTTTTGTACTTGCTACTGTAGATATATCAACTGTTTCTCTAAGATTAAGCCAATCATGTCTTTCTTCGACACCTCTTTTAGCATCATTAACTAATGATCCTATAACTTTGTGATAAGCAGATACATTTGAACTATCGTTAATAGCACCTGACCAATCTGTTGCGATTGTATCTTCACGCAATCTTATTAAAACTTCATTAATTAATTCTCTATAAGTCATAACCTATCCTTTAATTATTTTTCCCCATACTGAACATCTACCATCTACTATGTCTACAACTTCAACTTGAAAATTTCCATTGTCAAAAAAAGTTACAATACCAAAAGCATGATTCCAGTTATGTAGTCTGCCTTTTAACCATGTGTTGTTTTCTGCTGACATATTTTTTAAACAACCCATTGACCAAGCACTTATATTTCCATCTAATAATCTTGTTGATGAAAACCTTGAAACATCATGTGTGTGTCCGTACATAATGTTTGTACCATATCTTTCTAAATGTGTCTTAGCATGAGTAGTTGTTGTATACGCACCATGTACAAAAGACAACTTACCAATGGTTAAAACCTCATTGTACTTACGATACTCATAACCCCTGTCATCCCATTTACAAGCATTTCTAAATAAATACTGATCTAGGTATGGGTTTTCCTCTACAAAGGCATCTAGCCACTCATCATGATTACCTGCAAGTATATGTCTAGTTTTGCATTTAATCTTGTCTAACACCCTGTCAAACCTGTCTATTTGCTTATTTACAGCTTTAACTTCTTTGTCTATCTCTGGTAGTTGGTATTCTAATGGTGGTCTTTTTTGCCTTTTGTATCTATGACCCGATACAGAATTCCATTCTCCAACATCACCCAGATTAATAAATATGTCTGGCTTAATAATTTCTATCGCCTTTAGTACAACTTTGACCGCACTCTCATCATGTATCGGAAAGTGTTGATCGGGTATAACAATCGCCCTTTTCATTTTTACCTACCTTTTGCTAGTTGCGCTCCAAAGTAGAATTCGATTATCATTGTTGCCCATCCAAATATTTCATCAAATTTCAACATCCCTTCTACACTAACATATTCTATCACATCAGGTGTCAATTGAATCCCTAAAATATCAAAACCTTCTGTAACTGTAGGAATAACTGTTGGTATATCCCAAAATACAGGTGCTACTTGTGTAAATATAACTAAAGCTAGTATAGTTAAAATAATAATTCTTCGATTCATAGCAGCCATTGGACTTTCTTTGTCTGCTCGATCTCTTGCCATATTAATAGAATCATTACGAACTTGTAGGTTCTGAATCATTAATTTTTGTTGTTCTTGTGCTGCTTGACTTTTAAGTGCAAACAATTTAGCAACAAATCCAAGTGCAATTGGTGCTACATTAGTTAAAAATCCAATCATGCGACCAACCTCAATACATTAAAAATCCCTACTTCAGAAGCTAAGAAGTAAGCAAAACCACCTAACAAAAAATACCTAATTTGGTTAAGCATATTAAATATCTTTTGTATCTTGGAATTAGTGTCATCAATCTTGCTAAACAGCTTACTTATTTGTGAAGTATGTTTATCTAATTGCAATTGAACTCTGTTATCATCCATCATCTTTTCTTTGGTTTTTTACCGTATCCCATAATATCTCCTAATTAGCTAGTGGATTGTCTAAAGACTCTTGTATACGCTTTTCCATGTCTACTTTAGTCTGCTCTACCTTAATGTCGAAGCGATCTAATTTAGTGTCGTAGTTTGTAAGTTTTGTATCTACAGACTGTAATTTAGTATCTACCTTTGACTCTAAGTTCCATTGACTGTTACGCAAATCAGTCATATCTTTTTTTAACTCAATTTTTATAGCATTAGCATGTTCTTCTATTCTCATAACATCGCTAGAAGTCTTTGCCATTTGTCCAGCTATAGCATCAAGGTCTAAATTTGCGATTCCTTCAACTTTTTGATATAACAGGAACCCTCCATAGAGTGAACCAACAATCGTTGAAATTAGGGCAAATGCTGCGACCAAACTGGTATATGTAAACCTTAATCCCAGAAATTTTAGTCTTTTATCAACTAAACCTTCAACTTGTGCAACTTTTTCTCCTAGATCAACCATTAGTTATTAAAGTCACCATTTTCTTGCATTAATTTCAAATATTCAATTTCTTGCTTTAATCTTTCTACTTCTAACCTTCTTCTTTGTAATTCAAGTTGATACAGCGTATTACAATTAATTCTTTCGTTTGGTGCATCTAAAGGAATGATTAACCTAGCATACAATCCTATGTCTTTAGTCTGCGGATCATCTCCTTCTTTCCCTATAATTGGCACAACAGCATTATTAATTACACCTGTCATTCCAATCTCAAAGTTTGTACTACCACCTATAGCATTCTTACAATCTAAGTCACCCGCCCTAATACTGTCCGAACCACTTACTGAACTGATACTAGGTATCGAAAAACTCATTGAACTACTGTCTGCTATTACCTGTGAACTTAGTAATAATAAAACTAACCACCGTTTCACTTAAACCTCGAACAAATCTTAGACTCTACTATTGGCTTAAAGTCATCATTGCCTCTAAGTTTTGATGTTGTGCATATGTATTCTGCTAATTTTGCGTTTTCTTCATTAACATAAACATCAAACTCAACACGCTTTAAATACTTTATGTTTATTATCTTGTATCGACTAACAAACGGTATTGGCTGCCATTCTTTGTCAAACACTCCAATCTGATACCACTCTACATCTGACCTTTTATTAAACACTTGCATTGTGGTCATCTTGGCACTCGGTATAAACGACATTTTCCACTTTGGGTAAGTGGGTGTCATATCATGGGCAGCTACAGAACTACATAGCAATACCCATAGTATTACTGAGCGATACATTCAGCTACTACGACTGCTGTATAAGAACCACCAGGAAATGCCTTTTGTTGTCCACCACCATAAGTAGCAACTGAAGTTACACTAAACCAAGTTGTTCCTGCATGTGCTAAAGCGTAAGTTCGCATTGCTCCACCGTTCGATACTGTACTAGCTGCTTGATAACCAGACATGTCAGAGGATGATGTTTGGTCTACTGCTACTTCTCCTGTCCATACAACGGTGTCACCTAAACTTGGACTTGAACTAAAAGAGGTAGGGTAGCTTATTTGTGCTTTGTAAGCATTAGCTAAAGATGTATCTACACGAACAATAGGTACTTGACCATTACTTGCAGGTAAAGTAGTAAGAGTATACGCATTAGGGTTTCCGTAATAACCAACAGTATCAGTATTAACTGTACATCTTGACTCTACATTGCCATTAATATTAGTGTTGGCCTCTACTTTTTTTGCAAACATAGAACAGCCAGTAAGCACAAGAACTAAACTAATTGCTAATAATTTATTCATTTGTATTGATCTCCTATCATTTCATTCATTAATTTATCTTGCCCTAAACTTCTTAACGCTTTTTTGTTGTCTACTATTTTACCACCTTGTAACGCTATAGACTCACGATACATCCCACCCTGGATCTGTGCTACATAATAAGAGTTAATATTTGTAGCTTTGTTTATTTGTTTTAAGAGAGATGCTTGTGATGTTGTGTTAGCTATGGTTAAGGCATTCTCTGTAGCTGCCAATGCTATTTCTAATCGTTCTCTTTCTTCATCTTCTTCTTCTGTTTCTCTTTTTTCTTCCTTTTTATCCAGAAGGTTGTCATCCACCGCTTCTGTTGTATCTTTAACAAACTCATCATCTAAAGCATCATATATTTCTATCTTAGGTATAACTGGCAATGGTGGTATGTAGTTAGGACATGATTCATCATTCTGTGCGTTTCTACATAAATCCCATCTGTACATATAAAGTATTGTTACATCCTCTATACTTCCTGTACCTGTACCTCTGATCCTACCATCACCAAACTGTTCTATTGGTGTGTATGGTAAAGGTATAACATTCTGTACTTTTCCACCATGTTTGCCAGACCAATCTTCTGTGTCTTGAAAAATATA